GAGTATATTTATCTGATCGTGGATCCGCGTGGCCATGCCAGTGGCCTCTATTATTCGACAGCACAAGCCGCGCGGGATGATTGCGCTGCTAAAAATGCGATGTTGCGTGAAAAATGTGGCGTAGTGGGCGTTTACTGGCGCATTAAAACCCTGACATCTGCATCAGCTGCGCGGGTTCATGGTGCCAAAAATGCCTGACCCGCGCATGCATAAACGTTGCAATATCAACGTTTTCGCTCGCAAAACAGCCCCTGCGCGGGTGCGCGGGTTGCGCTGCCCCTGCTTTCCTGTGATGGCGTTCGCTGCATGAAGCGTTCACAGCCGCGCGAACAGGTTCACGTTACTACGGTAGGCAGTCCAACGAAGGATCTGGCCTATGATGTGCTAGCGTTGCTGATGCGCTTTGATAAGGCGCAGCAATCGAGCGCCGGCCACGGCGATGACAAGGTGGTGCCGATCCGTGCGCATAAACAGGGGTGAGCCTATGCATGCCGCAGCCATTTATACCAGGTCCAGCACAGACAGGAGCGACGGTGCCTCAATAGCAGCACAGGAACGCACGATCAAAAAGACAGCCCGCGACATGAAGCTGCCGATCGTGGCCAAGTACTCGGACGTGGTCGAATCGGGCAAGGATCCGTTCCGCCCTGGATTCCAGCGCTTACTGGCCGACATGGCCAATCCGGACAGAGGCTGGAATACGCTGATCCTGTACGATACCAGCCGGCTGTTTCGCGGGCAGTTCTATGCCCAGATGTTCAAGCACGATGCCAGGAAGAAGGGGATCCATGTTGTTTTCTCCACTATTCCGGATGGTCTGGATGAGATTTCCCGCAAAATGCTGGAAAGCCAGTTTGAAGTGTTTGACGAAGCACACAGCATGATCTCTAAAAAGAAAGGCCTGGCCGGCATGGCCGAAAACGTGCGGGCCGGATTCAGGGCAGGGGGGCGAGCTCCGAACGGATATCAACTCAAGCACCATGCCACCGGGGCTATTCGCGACGGCAAGCCGGTTATGAAAGCCACGCTGGAACCGAATGCCGATGCCAACCTGGTATCGAAATACCTGAAGGCGCGCGCCAGAGGCGATAAACGCCAGGGCCTGATCGACGAGATGGGCATCAGGTGGTCGCAATCCACGCTGGTCGGCATGGAATGGAATGCCCTGACCTATGCCGGGCACACAGTCTGGAACGTCCACAATGAATTCAAAAAGCACGAAGGCTATGCCGGCGGCACCAAGCGCCGTCCACGCAAAGACTGGCTTATCAAGAGGGATACACATCATGCGCTGATTACCGAAGCCGAAGCGAATACAATAATAGATGCGCTGGAAAACCACTCAAAGACGCACCGGAGGCATAGTCCGGAGAAGCATTTGCTGGTAGGACTACTTGAAACACCGGCTGGCGATCCGTGGCATGGTGATCGGGGCAAGCACTATCGGCTCAAATCGGTTCGCCCCGGCCGATGGCTGGTGATGGATAAGGTGGATCGGCCTGTCATCAGCCAGATATTCGCAGACATGCAATCGCCGCGATTTGTTCGGGCTCTGTTAACAGCATCCAGGGCCTCCAGTGACACAGTGCCTGTGCCAGGTGATGATATACGCAAACAGGAAGTGCGAGCCTCTGATCGCATCACCAAGCTACTGGAAATCGCCGAACACCTGGAGGATCCGGCCCCGTGCTATCGCGAAATCGATAAAATTGAGAAACAACGCCAGGCGCTCGCAATGCAGGCTGCTGAAATACAACAGCAGTATGAGGATGAAGCGGCAATATCGATGCTGTGCGAGTCTGATGTGTGCGATCTGCTGGGTGATATGGCGAAGAATGCCCAGCTGATAGACAGAAAATCACTCAAGGCGCTGCTGAATCGCCTGTGTGAACGCATTGTGCTCGACCCCGAAACGCTTGAGTGCCAAATACACTACCGCATCAGAGCCGAGCACCGCACTAGCCTGGCGTCCCCAAGCGATAGCGAGACTGTTCCGGTTCTCCGGAATCACACAATATTGAAGCTGGCAGCGTGACTATTACTCATTCACAGGTTTCTTTATACCTAAATCAAAACGGCCATCCAGAAGGGTGGCCTAATCTTTTTGCCTTTAGCCTAGGGTCTTTGTTCCTTTGTTCATCCCCCCGACCCCCTAAAAAAGAGACTTGCCGTCACATTTCGCTGCGCTTTTTCTTAGAGGAATGGGGGGCAGAATCCATAAAACACGCGCATCATCAGTTTTTTTTATGTAAGTGCTTGATGTTTGTAGACTTTCTCAGGCGGGTTTGCCTTATATCTGCGCGGGTTTGCCTTATATCTGCGCGGGTTTGCCTTATATCTGCGCGGGTTTGCTTTTTCGTCTGCCCTTATGTATCTCTCTCTAAATTATTGAAAATAAAAAAGAAAACAGTGAAAAAAGGACCAACAGATAGTGCGCGGGTTAGTGCGCTGGTTACTTTCTGCCTGCGCGGGTTAGGAACCACTGCGCAGCTTAACCCGCGCATACCCGCGCAGGCAAAAAGCTATATATTTCAACGTTTATTGATTGTAAAAGGACAGATGCGCGGGTGCGCTGGTTGCGCTGCCCCTGCCTCCCTTTTGAGTTTTCAGAAGCCACGGAGTATTTGATATGGAAAAAGAGGCCCACAACGACTTGATTGATCGGTTTTTAGTCCATAAGCAGATCAGCGAAGGCAGGTCGTCCCGAACTGCAGATAAATATCGCCGATATCTCATTACGCTGGATACATTCCTGGGAGACACGCCAATTGATCGTGCCAGCCGTGAGCAGCTGGTCGATTTCACAGGTATGTATGCCCACAAAGAAATGGCGTTGACGCCATCTGCTCGACGTCCGCTCGTCGCTGCCGTTAGAACATTCTATTCATGGCTTCTAAATACTAACGCTATTGATGTTGATCCAGCTTCAAGTATTCCATATCCAAAGGCCGGCCGCCCGCTTCCGGTAGCGATGCAGCTGTCCAATGCTGAGAAAATACTGATGGAACCAGACCTGGATACTTTCATTGGCGTGCGTGATCTGGCTATACTGAGTATATTGATTGGATGCGGACCCAGAGTCAGTGGAGTCTGTAAACTCAATGAAAGTGATCTTATAGATTATAAAGAAGATGGTGTAGATCATCTTGCCATACGATTTGTCGAGAAAGGTGATAAAGAGCGGATAGTGCCGGCTCCAACTGATACACTTTTAATGATCAGGGCCTACCTCGGACACCATGATTTGGATTCGATCGACAGAAGCATTGATGGTGACAAGGTCCTTTTCGTCTCAACGAAAAACACTTCTGTTCCTACTCATGAATATCATGGTGAGAATCGTCGTATTAAGCCAAAACTGATCGATAGAATGATAAAACGCTATGGATCCAGCGCAGGAATTCCACCGGACCAGCTTTCAGCTCACTCATTTCGACATCTATTCGGCACAGAATTAGCCGAGGATGATGTTAATACTCTAGTGATGCAGGCTCTTTTAGGTCACGCAGATCCGAAGACAACCGAAATATATTCTCACCTGGCCATGAGGAAACTCCGGAAAGTAATCAACAAATCTAATCCATTAGCCAAGATAAAATCACCAGTCAGTGGACTGCGCAATATGCTGCGGGATAAGTAAATTTTGAAAGGCACCGTGCATATCCATTCAGGAGCCCCGGAGCGGGTTAGAAATTATATTGGCGGTCGCTGGCTGATGAGTAAGTTTGGTGTACAGCTTATGTTTTGGGACGGGTGCGGTGAGGCTCAGAACTCGGCTTCCATACAGCCTAAAGCATATAGCGACCTAGAACTATGAACTGCGCACAATGACACAAAGCGCAGCTCATACTAGGTATAGATAGTAATAGCAATGATTATGGAGGGATAGAATGAAAGGAAAGCGCAGCTCATCGGATAGAATCAAGCATCAGAGCCGTCACCAGGCAGGGGTGGGGGCTCGGCATAGGCGAATGGATAGGGCTGCTGGGGGACTAGGTTACCTGGATGTCTACACCAAAGTTGAATCTTCGATTCAAAAAAATCGCGCGCGCGATCCCAGAATAACACAACTTAAAAAAATGGGCATGGATTGGAGATGGATCAGGATAGCGCAGCAAATAGGTTTTGATGCATTTATTCAAACATGGGCACTCATCAGTGATCTGTTTGAAGATGAAAGACCGTATGTTCGAGCGTCGATACCTCACGTCAAAAAGCTTATCAGATATCAGCGTAACATACTTATCCGGAGATTGGATGCCAGCGGCCATAACGTCAGGCACATTCAGGACGTTATTAAAAAGACATATATGATATCGATGTCACACCGTGCAATTCGAGATGTGCTGCATGTAAAATAACGGTTTTCCGGCGTTTATATCGCCATTGACATCCGCGATTTTCTGCCACCATGGGAAAATTGCAGCTTGAACCGAGATCAACTGTCCATTTCAAATGCTGTTGCGGGCATGCGTTTGAAGCCGAACCATCCAGGGTCGAGGATGAGCCCGCCCGCCCATGGCACCCATATAGATATTTCACAGAGTGTCTGGATTGCGGTTCTGAGGCCGAACAGGCCCATTGGGAAGTGGCTCTCTTGAAAGCCTACACCAAAGCGACCGGCCCTCGCACCAAAGACGGCATCGCTGCTGTAACCAACAATCTGAAGGGGCACCCGACTGCTGAAGAAACAAAAATCACACGTTTCAACGCACTAAAGCATGGTATGCGATCGTCGGTAGCTACCTTCTGGCCCGCCAAGCCTGGCAAATACCCTCAATGTGACGGATGCGATATATTAGAAACTTGCGCAGAGAATCCTGCATGTATGAAAAAAGTCGAGCTGTACATGAAGCACCATGTCGCTTTCGAGACAGGCGACCCATCCATGCTTTCCGGACTGCGAGCCACACTGCAGGCAAACATCCAGGCTGTGATCGACGATATGTTCCTAGCCATTATCCAGGATGGCGTCCGCCTTAAAACACCCCAGTGGTATTATGATAAGAATGGCGACTTTCACTGGGCATCAAAAGAAAGCCCTGAGACGGGCGAGATTGTCACGCTCTACGAAATTCAGGCTCACCCGCTTATTAAGCTGGTAGGTGAACTTGTCTCAAAAAATGGAATGACCCTGTCCGATGCATCCATGACCCAACGGCAGGCTGGCGACAATCCGGAATCAGAGCGTGATTCAACAGCTCCGACAGGCGAAGAGTTGAGGGAATGGAAAGAGCGCTCCGATCGACAGCAACAGCAGTTGATGAAAATGATCCAGCGAGGCCAGAACGTGATCGACGTAACCCCATCCACATCCAATGGCTGAGCGCATTTCCGCATCCGTCCGGGTTGCTCGCCGCAGCGTGGCTGAGGAAAATATCATGCGCTATGCCGGTGATCATGCCCTGTGGCACAAGTATGTGCATGATGTTGAACTCGATGCCGTGCAGATACTGAAGATGCAGGAAATGGACGATCATCCCAATAGTATCGATTTTGCATGCCGCCGCACCGGCAAGACAGCTGTGAAAGAAATGTACAACCTCGAACAGAACGCATGCAATCCGGATCAGGAGCTGGGCATTGTCGCGCCGCGAGAGGCACAGAGCCTGGTCAATCTGGGGTATCACCTGGATTCGATCCGCACCAGTGAAATGCTGGAGCACTTCATTGCTTACAAGTCCGGCCGAAAGCAGCTGGCAGACACCTATTATCAATTTGCCAATCAGTCTCTGGCCCGCGCTTATGGTATCATGGCACAGGTGGATGGCGGCGATATGACCATGGCCAGCCTCGAAGAAGTGGACGATATGCCAAAAGAGCGGCTCTATTCCAGATTTTTGCTAATGATGGGATCAACACGCCGCCTGCATGCCAGCAAAGAGAGCAAAAACGAGCCTCAGATCCGCATTACCGGCGTATTCAAAGGTGCGGATACCATGACTGACATGCTCGATTCAGGCCAGTATCATGCCATCGGTTGCATGCACGGAGATGCGGCACGCGGCGAGATTATCCGCCTGATTTCCGAAGGTTATATGCGCAAAGAGATGCTGGATGTGAGTGAGTATCACTATCCGCTGCCGATCATGCACATGGCCAACGCCATTGAGCTCGGCGCGGTCGATGCTGCATACATGGAGCTGATGCGTGATCAGCTGTCTGAAGATGAGTTCATTCGCCAACTACTCTGTGTCAACGTAGCCAGCCGCAACCTGATCTGGGAGCTATGGATCCAGCGCGCCCGGCAGGTCGGCCTGATGGCGCGTATTGAACTGGCACAGCCGCTACCAGGCCGCAAATACAAAAATCGTGGCCTGATTTCGATGGGCTACGATCATACCGGCCACGGCGAACAGCCGGAATCATCACGTTCCGCCGTGGTGATTAATGAGCAGATCGGCGCATACACCTGCACCATCTACGCCCGCACGTGGCCGCCAGGAACTGATGAGGGTATCATTAAAGAGGATCTAAAATCGATCTGGTCCTATTTTATGCCAGATATCGCCATCGGCGATGCTTATGGTATCGGCCTGCTAACTGCACTCAATGATGATCTGTTCCTTGAGGGGCTGACCGATATCGATCGCCGCACCATCGGCGATGGCCAGTCAACCGCCAGCACCTGGGTGGAGTGGGCATTCAAGCCGATTCGCTTTGAAGGCATGGTCAAACACCAGATGGCCCAGGCCGTTCGCAGCCTGTTCAACAACAATCACGCCGCCATCGCCTATGTGGACGATGCCGATGTGGTTCCGGAAACGGAAGATATGAAGCTGCTGATCCGGCAGTTGTCGAACATCAGGGTTGCACCGACAAAAAGCAGCTATTCGAGCTATAAAATGGTCAAGCCAAAAATAGGCGATGACCTGTTCGATGCTGACATGGCCTCAGTATGGGGTCTTATGACACGCGGCGCAGTCAGCCTGATGCCGACACAGATTGCAGTCACAAAACAAACCCGAGAACAGCTGATGATGGCAGCATAGGAGAACAAGCATGTTTGGATTGAAATGGTTTAGAAGGAAAGAGCCGGTGGAGGTTGTGAAAGATACCGAGCATTCGATGACCAGCGAAATGGGCCGCCGCGCTACGCCAGAGGATTCCACCCGGTATATGTACCGGCAGTTCTGGGTCGATGCCGAGTTGCGCGCCATGATTATGGACATCCGGGACATGGACCGCAAAGACGGTCGGGTCAAGCGCATCCACAATCGTACAGCCCGCGATGCGATTAAGAATGGATTGATCCTCACCTGTAAGGATAAGCGCGTGCGCCGCGCCTGGTCCGATTTCGAGCGCCGCTGCAAGCTGGCCAATCCGCAAAAGCTGAAATCCGATGCGCGCGGCATGTTCATGGAGGGCAACCTGGCTTTTCAGTGGGTGTTGTCGAACGATGGGCACATCGTATCCGGCTTGCGCATGCCGGCAGACACGATCATCCCGGTGGTCAACAAAAACGGTGTGTTCGAGGATCCGGCCAAAGCATATCGTCAGGTCGATCTGATGAGCGGCCAGACGCTGGCCGAATTCGCTCTGTTTCAGATGAGCATGGGTCGTATGGATCCGGACAACTTCGATGATCAAGGCTGCATGGGCCGGCCCTATCTTGATGCATCCCGGGAAGTGTGGAAAAAACTGCGCATGACCGAAGAGGACCTGGTCATCCGTCGTCGTCAGCGCGCCCCGCAACGCACAGCCCATCTACTCAAGGGTATGACCGACGAGCATGTGGACGCGTATATCCAGCGCAACGAAGAAGACATGACCAGCATCACCACCGACTTTTATGTGCGCGGCGATGGCGATGTGAAGGCGATCACCGGCGATGCCAATCTGGATCAGATCGCCGATGTTTCCTATCTTCTGGATACATTCTTTGCCGGTGCACCCGCGCCGAAGGGTCTGTTTGGTTACGATGACAACCTGGCCCGCGACATCCTGGAGGATCTGAAAAAGGACTATTTCGAGGAGGTGGACGCGCTGCAGGATACGCAGGCATCCGTCTATCGGCAGGGGTTTGAGTTGGAGCTGCTGTTTTCCGGCATCAACCCGATGGATGTCGATATGGATCTGAGTTTTGCTGAGCGCAAAACCGAAACCCCGAACCAGACCACCGATCGCGCCCTCAAATGGCAGGCGCTCGGAGCGCCGGACGATGAAATCTGGCGTATGCTCGGCAAGGATCCGGATCAGATTCGCGATCAGCTCGAGGAGCAAAACAAACGCCACGACCCTTACCCTGACGAAAACAAGATCAAGCCCAAACCCGGCCAGCGCGTATCGATCACCCCGGGCAATGCCCCCAAAGGCGAATCCGCCACTGCGATCACCAATAAATAATGGCTGATATCGCCAAATCACCGGCGGGGAAACGGGCATCGATCAAGCGAGCCAGCAAGAAGGCGCGCGCGGATCTGCGCCGAATCGATGCGCGGGCACTGGCCGATCTGGATAAAACCTATCGCCAGGCAGCGGCGAATATAGCGGCGGATATCGAAGCGGCAGCGGCAGGGGACGGCCATGTCCGGCTTGAAGCCATGCGTCAGCTGCTGAATCAGGTGGAAACCCGCATCTCTCAACTCAGTGCCGAAATGGATCGGCAGTTATCCTTCGGCTTCGATCAGGCTGCATCATCCGCCACAGAACCGTTCAATGCGGTGGTGGATGCCGGCGTGCTGATGCAGGTCAATCATGATGCTGTGCAATTTGTGCGCAACTTCATCGCCGAAGACGGCCTGCAGCTCTCCGACCGCATCTGGCGCATTGATCGCCATGCCCGCGAGGTCGTCGGCCAGGCTGTCCAGCAGGCCGTGGTGCAGGGCTATTCCGCTTCACAGGCTGCTGATGCCTTCCTGCAACGAGGCGAGCGCATCCCGGGTGAATTGCTTACCAAGATGGGGAAGGCCAACGCATCCCGCATGGGCCGCGAAGCGGGCAAGGCGCTGCTGTTCGACGACGGCTCCCCGCGCTACAACGCCATGCGATTGTTCCGCACCGAAATCAACCGCGCCCACGGTGAGGCATACCAGGCAGCAGCCTTCGAGCATCCGGACACCATCGGCACCCGCTTTCTGCTATCGCCCAACCATCGAACCCCGGACATTTGCAATATGCACGCCCACGTCAACCGCTATGGTCTGGGCCCCGGTGTCTATCCCAAAGGCAAAAACCCGTGGCCGGCGCATCCCAACACCATCAGTTTCACAGAGGTTGTCTTTGCCGACGAAGTAAGCAAGTCCGATAAATCAGGCAAGCAGACCCGCCCTGAGTTTATCAAGGCGCAGCCGCCAGGCCTGCGCGCCGCCATTCTTGGCGGACAAAAGAAACGCGCCGCATTCGATGCCGGCCATCTCCCTGAGAACGCTATCGCCACGCCGTGGAAAACCATTAAGAAGCGCCTGGAAAGAAAAGGGGTGAATGTTGAAGCTTTGGTCAAAATGCCGGCATCAAGGCATGGTGATGGGGTTCTGTCAGGCGTGGCCATCGATGGATCCGCATCGGATTTTGAGCATATCATGTCCGGGCTCCATGCCGACCATCTGGCTATTGCACAGAAATTACCGAAACCATCCAGCATCAAAACGATTGGCAAGAAGGGATATTATCACCGTAGTCAAAAAATAATTGTGGCAGACCCGCTTGAGCGTGGTGGCAATGTCGCACGCCATGAATACGGCCATCATGTCGATTATGAACTGAATGCTGATTCCAGTGCCTTTCACAGCAAGTCAGAGACCGATGTGCGTTTCCTGCGCAGCTACGAGGAAGATAAAAAGAAGCTTGGCCTGAAATTCAGCAAGACAAAGATCGAGGCCATGCGATCCCTACACGGGCGTTTGTATGACATGAAGACGAAAACCCTCAAATCGGGACGTGAGGTTTCTGTTGCTCAGATCAAGGATATTTCCATGTCCGGCATATCAGATATCATTGACTCGCTTACATTCGGGAGTTTTCAGGCGACATATGGCGGATACGGCCATGGCAGGAGCTATTACAAAAACAAGGGTATGCGCTACAAGGAAATATTCGCAAACCTGTTTTATCTGCGCGGCACTGAACACTGGGAACTGACGCAAGAGTTATTCCCTTCATTGACAAAAACCTTTGTTTCTGTTATAAAGGAAGGGTTAAACGGTGGTATTAAATGACCTATGAAGATATTGTAAGGCAGCATATTGAACGGTTTGGTGTTGAGCCGGTGGTTACAGGTTCCCGTCACTGGGATGATGAACCACTGGATATTCGCGTGCTCAACGCTATTGATGAAGGGCGCCCTTATGTAGAAGAGGATGTCCCAGAGGGGCTCGATGTCTGAATTGGCGCGCAGCTAGTTTTTAATTTATAATTCCGGCATGACCGCAGCAAACCCTCAGAGGGATACATTCCACATCGACGAAATCACGGATCCGCGCACGACTTCTGACAGGTTGTTGTTTTTGATCAAGCAACTGGAACGCAAGTCAGTAAACTATCCTGGAAATGCATTTCTCAGAGAGTCTCTGGGAATTGCATTGATGCGTGTAGGCAGGAAAGAAGATGCATTGCCTAAACTAACGTCTGCATTAAAAATCGAGCCGTCAGTTGAATTTCTAAACAACCTGATTATTGCCCACTGGGACTCGGAAAAGTGGGACAGTGCTTGCTCAGTACTTAAGGAATATAAGCACATTCCAACAGACCATTCATTTCCGGCTGCAGTTCTGGCCGAAGATTATTCACAGGAGATGATGTCTTTATGTGACCATCGTGGACATGGAGACATTCTACGCACGGTGATGCAGTCTGATCTTCCTGTGGGTCAAGTTGTTCGTGAGCTAAGGTCTGTCGTGCGTTCTGAAATTTATTCAATTGTCGCAGAGCCATTTACAGATGACGGGGGCACCTGCTTTGAAATCAACATTCACTTAAACGGTGTTGGCAATTACAAGGCTCTGTCTAAGAGGGTGTTTTCGTTGATGGCTGAAAGGTATAAAGGAGATGTTTTGACGCGCATTGTTCCAGTCATATGGCCTTGTGAGGTATCGGTTGAAACCTGCTGACTTTCTAAATATCGCCAAGGGGTTGGTAGGAATAAAAGACAGCGAAGCCGCTTATCGGTCTGCAACCAGTCGGGCATATTATGCCAGCTATCATGAAGCTTTGGATGTGGCTGTTAAACAGGGCTTTAACTCTCCGACTGAGTTTTCATGCCACGGGCAGCTTGCCGTCCACTTTGCTCAAAGGGGCGGGGTGCATGAAAGAGGGATAAGCTCTCAGCTTTCATCGTTACGACGAAAACGAAACCGATCCGATTATAATCTTGACATGAATGTAACCGAGCTCGCTGCCCGCTCTTCAATTGAAGATGCAGAGGATATTTTGGAGTTATGCCGCATCGTGCGTGATTGATTCATTCATCTACGCCAACCATAAAACCAGCGCTGAGGTTTTTTTGATCGCATAACGGTTTTCCGGCGTTTTTTTCGCCACACTCATCCGGTTTCATGTCGGCATGCAGAAATCCGTGATTTTCCGCTTGTCCGAAAACCAGTCCCAGGCAGTGCGTTTCCTGTCCGGCGTCCATGTGTCTCTGGCCGATGGTAAAAAGACCAGCTGGATCACGCTCACCCGCACCGGCTCGTTCACCGATCCGCGCTACGGCAGCTTTGACATCACCAATGAAATGCTACTCTCCATGGTTTCCAATTTTCACAAGGGCACGTATGGGCAGGATATCGTGGTTGATCTCAATCACGACATCAAAGGTGGCGCTGCCGCAGACATCAAGGATCTGAAGGTTGAAGGCAACCGCCTGCGCGCCCTGGTTGAATGGACACCCCAGGGCATCGATGCGGTGAAGAACAAGCGCATGAAATATCTGTCCGCTGAATTCCACCCCGATTACAAAGACAACGAGAAAGGCAACAAACACGGCCCCACACTGTTGGGCGCCGCACTCACCGTGCGTCCGGTGATCAAGCGCCTGGATCCTGTCGAACTGGCGGAGCAGGGCAGAGAAGCCCCCGTCTATATCCATCCCGAATTGATACGAACATTTGCTGAGGAGGCAAAAACCATGAAGAAATATCTACAACGACTCCGTGCAAAACTGGAAGCGCTGAAGCTCGGTGAAGAGCAGATCGAATCCATTTTGAACACATTCACCCTGGCTATGGGTGACAACCCGGAAGAAGAGCATGCTGAAAAGCTGCTCGCATCATTTGAAGAGGCCGGCACCAAGCTGGCAGTTGCACTCGAAGACAACCCCGGCGCACCCATCCAGTTGACGGTCGAAGCTCCCGCCGCTGGCGTTAGCGCCGACGATGTCAATAAGGCGGTAGTCAAAGCATTGGCCGATCGCGACGCGGCAGCCGTCAAGCTGACCGAAGACCTCGCAGCCAAAGTGAAGCTGTTCTCCGACACCATCAACAAGGCCGAAGGCCTCAGCGATGATGTGAAAAAGAAACTGTGCGAAGATTCCGATCTCATCACCGCCGACATGACCGACGAGCAGGTGAAGAAATTCGCCGATCGTCAGATCGCCCACGGCAATGATCTGTCCGTTGCCCAGCAGCTCTCTGCCATGGGTTATACCCCGGCAGGCACGGTCGTGATCCCCGAGTCCACCCGTAATGATGTGGTTGCGCTCCAGGAGCACATCGATAGCCATATTGGATTGAAAGACAAGCGCAAGGATCTGAACCAGTTCTGTGAGCGCGTGCTGGCCCAGTTCGACAGCGATCATGCCATTGAGCTGGCCGACGAGCGCAAGATGCTGGCCGGCGGTGCCACAGGCATCGGCGACACCAGCCTGCCTGCAGGCTATCGCCGCACGGTCATCCGCGAGGCGCTGTCCGATCTCAACATCCTGAATCTGGTCAATGCCATCACCGACTTCAACGCCTCGGCCGTGGTCAATATCCCGTATGAATTGCGCGATATGTCCGGCATCACCAACGATGCGATCACCTACGAAGGGCAGGAAATCAACGGTGCATCGATCAGTCAGCAGAATGATCTGGCCTATGTCAACGCCATGAAGATCGCGCTGAACATCTCCAATGAGGTGATATTCTTCAGCCGCAACAATGGTGCCATCGACTGGGATGCTTATGCACGCAATGTGCAGTCCAACGCCCGCATCATCCGCGAACTGGTTGCCCGCCGTATTTGCAATGAGCTGCAGCGCTCCGCCGACGCTTATGGTGCTACAGCCCAGAATGATACGCTGACCGCCCAGGTGGACGGTGCAACCAGCACATTCAAAACTGCATCATTCCCGGTTGTGCGTCCGCACCAGGTCAAGGATCTGCTCGGTAACAATGTCGGCACGGCTGAAAACCCGATCACCGTCACTCTCGGCGGCAATGCGCTGACCGAATACGACGGCACCGGCAATCAGGCGGCCGGCACCTACTACCGCGTCACCAACCACAACCTGGGCTATATCCAGACCGTGACCGAAGCCGGCGTTGCTGTGGCTCCGGCCGCTGCAACCGCTCTGGTTGTGACCTACAGTCTGGCCACCAATGTGGTGTTGTTCGATCTGGATGTTCCGGGCGGGACAAACCTGGAAGATCACCTGAACGGCCTGTTGCGCGCAGTCGGCGCGCGCAAAGCGGTGCTGTCCGGCGATCGCTTCATCAATACGGACAATATGTTCTCGCTGATGAGCCCGATCCTGAACGACACCATCACCAACGCCCGTGCGTTCGTTGAATCGCAGGCGCGTAACGGCACGGCATTGTCCGGCAAGGGCGACCTCTCAACCATCAAGGGCATCGAGGCTTTCGGCACCAACGCGCCGGGCATCGATCTGGGTGATGAGCGCATCATCATGGGCGAGGCCGGCCTGATTGGCTATGCCGTGGTCAAACCGTTCGAGACCGGACAGCCGTTTGAAGCGGTTGGCCCAAACGGCAAACCAACCGGCAAGAAGGTGGCGTATGGTGAGGAATACAATGCCATCAAGCTGCCGACACCGCTGCGCAACCGTCTGACCAGCGTGCTGGCTTACTCGGCCACAGGCAGATAATGAAGCGGGGCGGGCTTGATTCATGTGAATCCAGGCCCGCCCTCAATCATTTTATCCAACGTCTTACACAACACAGCTAAAGCACGGAGGTGCACATGAAAGAAATTCCATTTACGAACAACGAAGACCATGCGGTCCACATCGGCAACAAAATGGTGCCGCCGCATGAAACACGCATGGTTGACCCGTCCATGCTTCCTGATGCGCACGAAGCAAAGGATGACGCCGACCATCCGGTACAGAATACAGGTGATCCATTGCTGTCTATTCTGGACGGCTCTGTCTCCGACGTTACCGAAGCGCTGCCCGGTCTGTCAGCTGAAGAAATCGACACCCTGGAACAGGCCGAGCTCAACGGCAAAACACGCAAGGGCGTAGAGAAAGCCATTGCCGAAGAGCGCCTCACCCGCGCATCGTTGGATGGTAACGACTCCGGCGATGGTAACGACTCCGGCGATGATCCTGAATAACGATGTCCCGTGGGCGGTTTATCCGTCCATCGCATATCACAGATAGCTCATGCCAGGCTCCATGTCGCAGGCTGATCTGGTCACCGATCTTAAAGTATCGCTCAACGATGCTGCTACATCGTTCAGATCGGATCAGGATTTTACCCGCCATCTTGATCATGCGGCGCTGGATTTCGGGCGCGTGCGTCCGCGCGTGCTGCCCGGATCTGTCGCGCTGGTTGCCGATCAGGATGAATATGCTGCACCGGCCGATGCCATCGACGAGCACTCCATGCAATGGGGCAAAAACAAGAAACGCGATCTGAAGCCGTGGGATGCCGCATGGCCGGGGGCGCTGCCCCGCATGGATATCGTCGGTGACCCCGGATCGCGCCGACTGGTGCTTTCACCGGCACCGTCGGCACATCAGATCACGGTGCTGGGATCAACCTGTCCGTTTCGCTATTTTGCCGCTCATAAAATCGATTCCATGTCTGCCAACACCACCATCCGTCCCGAAGACCGGGCGCTGTTGTTGCTGAGAGCTGCAGCGGAGAGCATGAAGGAGCTGGCCCACCGCAGCGTCACTAAAGCCCAAAAGGTAGGGTCGTCGCTGTTCGCCTCGCCTAAAACAGGCACACCGGCGGGTTTGTATGATCAACTGATGCGCGATTTCGAGCGCATGGCGACATCATGAAACTGTCATTTCGCCCCAAAGATACAAAAACGCAAGATGCGATCGGCATGTTACCGACGGAACTTCAGCGCGAAGTGACGCTGTCACTGGCTCGCAGCGCCCTTATTTTGTCGCGCGAAGCAAGGCGAGAGGCCCCCAAAGGTCATACCACGCTGACGCATAGCATTAAGTCTAGAAAGCTTGAACCGTTTAAGTTTGAGATCAGTGCCGGTGTAAGCTATGCCATCGATGTGCATGAGGGGCGAGAGCCCGGCACACGCCCGCCGGTTGCGGACATTCTGGATTGGATAAAAATCAAAAACATCATGCCGGACGACCCGAGATTTAACCAGCGAGATCTGGCGTGGTTCATAGCCAAATCCATTGAGCTCAAGGGCACCAGGGCCAACCCGTTCATGCAACGCGCCGCCGCCGCCGTTGGGGACAAGATCAGGAATACGATTGATATGGGCGTTCGGCGGGCTCTGCATGGAGTCACGACATGAATCGTGAGGCTATCAATGTCGCTCTGGTGGATGCGTTCAGAAATATATCCGTCGCCAACGGTTATGATCTGGACATCACGGCTGTCGAGCGACAGCTGCGCACCATCGCCGATATTAACGACAATGAATTTCCCATCCTGTTTGTCGAAGACGACGGAAATGATGCGATACACTACAAATCAGGTGTGCATGAGATTGAATTTGATATCAACATTGTAGGTTTTGTGCGACACATTCCAGCTGAATCGATATCCACCGCGCTGAATAGACTAGATACGGCGGTGATTCGGGCGGTGGGCGCTGACACCAGTCTGGGTGGTGCGTGCACCGAGGCATTGCCTGCAAATTCACGCTACCGATCCGGTTCACGGGCGGTGGAGTACGGAGCATTCATCCGTCCGATCCATATCAGATATAAAAACACGCTAGCCGCAGGTCTGTAGGAGATGAGATGACTAAAACAAAAAAAAGAACCGTTATCGTAAAATCACGGCACGGCGCGCATGTGCCTGCGTGGGGGCGACTCGGCCCCGGCACGCATGATGCAGAGCTGGATGATGCGCAGATCGCATCGCTGGAGCAGCAGGGCTGCGACGTGCTCACCGCTGCCGAATATAAAAAACAAAAACAGGAGAAATAAATCATGGCAGGCGTATTGACAAGACTTCGTTCCATCCTGATCAAGCGGCAGGCCGTGCTCGGCGCGCCGGAAACGCTCAACGCGGCCAACGGCATCGGTGATTTTTCCGATATGGCGTTTCAGAAGCCCGATCTCAAGCGCATCGATACCGACAATCTGGCCGAGCAGAGCTTCGGGCACACCAAGGCGCGCTATGACGACGGCGCTTCGGTGCTGCCCGGCAATGTCACCGTGCCGATTTACCGTCCGTCCGCACCGGGGTCGGTCCCCGGCAACCAGGTGGCGGAGATTCTGGCCGGTTTGTGCGGTTTGTCGGAGGCCATCAACGCCGGCGTATCCGTGGTGTACGGCCCGCAAACGCCGACCGATCTGATTTCTGCGCCACGCGCCACGATTGATATCGTTGAAGGATCCGATGCCTATGTGCTGACCGATGCGCGCGGATCCGCCGTGATCTCCGGCGCACCGGGTCAGGACCTGACCATCAAGCCCGAGTTCAAGGCTCCGTTTGCAGCGCCAACTCCGTCCGCCACTCCGGTCGCAGTCACGGTGCCGGCCGGGGATCCGTTCCGATTTGCCGGTGCAGTGGCCATGCTGAAAGACGCCGTCGCCATCAACATTGGGGCCTTCGATTTCGATATCGGTGGCGAAGTGGTGGAGAACATCAACTCGTCCGGCGTCAATGTGCTGGTCAAAAATCGCAAGCCGATATTAAAAATTCCCACCAACGCCGTGGTCGGCGCCACCAATATCGCGGCGATTCGCGCGGCTACATCATTCACCTTGCAGGCCACATGGACAGGACTGGTGATCGATATCACCGCCAGGCTGGCGGACATGGATCCGGAAGATCAGGACGGCAACTACGGCAATATCGAAACCTTCGAGGTGCTGACCTATTCGCTGACCTTCAGCTGATAAGCGTAAACAAAAGGCGGGTATAACATGGCGATACAGTTAGCAGGCAAGCGGTTCGAGTATATTCTGAAAGAAGATCGTGCTTCTGAGCAATCAACTGTCTGGCAGATCATGGAGCTCAATGCGCGCCAACGTCGTGATCTGGCCTCCCGTTTCATTGCTATTGCCCCTGTCTCGGAGTCCGCGACACAGACTGAAATTGATGCCAAGAATGATGAGATATTCGAGGCCAATCTGTCTGTGTGCAAGGCTTATATCGAGAGTGCCGCGCCCATTCTAGGTGCAGACGGTCAGCCTGTGGATGTGTCGATTGACGATATCCTCGACAGCATCAAAGCGGCGGATGTCATCCGCGAGCTGTCGCTGGCTGTCATCGAGGCCAACAAATTAAACGATGACGATAAAAAAAAATCCGCAACGCAGTCAAATCGGAAGCCTCGAAGCTGACATGCAGCGATTGCCCGAGCTCCATCGGCGGAATCATGCCCGCGCACCCGGCAGCTTGCACCTTTGCCGAGCCGGAAGCACGCCTGCCCGGTCTGGAGCCGTCCCTGATTTGTCCGGCCCGCGATATGGCGGATATGCAGTGGCTGTTTTCCATCGCCGATTATCTGCCTGGCCATCTGCCGGCAGCCGGTGGCACACTGGATCAACCCGTCCTGATCATGGACGCGGCGGAATACGTCAACGCAGTCCGTCAGCACTGCCGGGCAAAACCACCACCATCGTGAACCATGGAGAAAAACCATGGCATTAGGCAGCGACGGCAAACTCGTTTATCTGCTGGAGGTCGATGACAAGGGCTCTCCGGTCATCAGGAAATTCTCCGGCAACATCGATAAGGTCGGCAAAGCATCTGCCGGCGCGGCAGGCAAAGCCAGAAAACTGAACGCATCGCTGGGCGGCATGAAGGCGGCCATTGCAGGGCTGGGTCTTGGCGCTCTGGCTGTAGGGATGCTAAAGGCCGGCGCGGCTTTCGAGTCCAGCGTATCCGATCTCTCCGCCATCACCGGCGCAACCGGCAAAGACCTGGAGTTCATGAAAAAGAAGGCGCTGGAATTCTCCACCCAGACCACGGTGTCGGCCAAAGACACGGTCGAAGCCTTCAAGCTGGTGGCATCCGCCAAGCCTGAGCTGCTCAACAACGCCGAAGCCCTGGCACAAGTCACCCGCGAGGCGATTCGTTTATCGGAAGCGTCCGGCATCACGCTGACGACCGCCTCCAATTCGGTCGGTGCATCGCTCAACCAGTTCGGCGAAGGAGCCAAATCCGCCGCCCGCTTCGTCAATGTACTGGCTGCTGGCGCCAAGTTTGGTGCATCGGAAATTGACCAGACATCACAGGCGCTGAAAATGTCCGGCACTGTGGCGCACGATGCAGGGCTGTCGTTCGAGGAAACCAACGCGGCCATCCAGCTGCTGGCCAATGTCGCCCTGAAAGGCTCCGAAGCGGGCACCGGCCTGCGCGGCGTGTTGCTGAAGCTGGAGACTCAGACCAACAACCAGTTCAAACCGTCCGTGGTCGGATTTTCGCAGGCGTTGATCAACCTGCGTGATGCCAACCTGACCACCACCGAAAAGACAAAGCTGTTCGGTCTGGAATCCATTACCGCAGCCAATGCC